GGTATCTGTTTGCCGACAATACCACGATGTTTCGCGATTTGTGCCGATACGCTAGTCAGATAGTGGTTGGTAGCACAGTGCTGGCTGTGAATGTTAGTGTTTTGTCCGTAGCTGTACAACTTCGGGGTGCAGTGGCGGTCTATGAAGTGGCCAGTAAATGTGTGACAGCGCTGGAAGACTGCGTTTCCGATCTTCGTGATTCGCTGAAGCCAGTTCCCGACGAGCTGTACAATCCTTCCTTGTGTGCGGCTCTGCGTATGAATAACACTGACACAGAACTAACAGCTGAAGACCTTTTAACCACAGACAGAGTTTTGGTCAACACTTGGGAAACCGATGAGGCCAAATTCAAATATAGGTACAAGGCGAGAATACAGAGCGGGCAGCGTGGGAGGTTTATGTATGAGCTTGTAGCATATGGCAAGAACCACTTCGGGCGGGCGCCGAGATGTTGCGATAGCAACTATCTTAGTGTCACTCGATTGCTGGTAAACCGATGCAATGAGCTACACTTGACCCCCACTCAAACGCGCAACGTTGTAGCTGAGGCGGTGTCTTTAGTTTTCATTCCTGATGAGGAAGAAATCCGCCAGACCATGCTAACAAATTCACATTATGCTTACATGCAACGCACCCGGCAGAGCGTTGTATCCACCGTCGAACCGTGGTGGAAAGAGCTGTTGCTTGGTCCGTCTAACGCTAAAAATTGGCGACGAGCTTGGATCGAAATCTGTGGATTGCCTGAAAAACAGGCGATCTCCTTCGCTAAATAGGGGTGCCTCTGGCGCACACGGGGTGTAACTACTAACATATTTAGGGCACACCACCCCGATGTCACTGAGTGCCACGAGGCTAATGTTCACGTTAGGGATACTTACCTGTACGGCGCACGATTGACGAATGGCCTGAAGATTGGGGTGCATCGCAATGATTTTCCCAACCTTCGGCGAGGCGTCATGGAGCGCGTGTACTATGTAGAAAACAGTGAAACAAAACAATTGCAGAGCCCTATAACACCCGTCGATGGTATTTATCGGAGCATGAAATACATCCGTCTAAAACTCGGAGGATACATCGGTCTTCATTCCCGGACACCCATGCAGAAATGTGTGGATATGTACAAGGGCAGGAAGCGGCGTACTTACCAAAGAGCAATGGATGAATGTAAACTTGAACCGTTCAATCCTCGATGGGCGCACGTTAAGAACTTTCTTAAACGTGAGAAATTGAACTTATCTGCAAAACCTGACCCGGCAGCAAGAATTATCAGTCCTAGAGATCCTAGGTACAACATACACTTGGCGTGTTACCTTAAACCTTTTGAGCATCATCTGTACCGCGCCATAGACAATCTCTGGGGCCAACCTACGGTAATGAAAGGCTACACAGTTGAAGAGGTTGGGCAACTATTTCATCGATCGTGGAGTGCATTCCGCAAACCTGTTGCAGTCGGATTCGATATGAAACGGTTCGACCAACACGTAAGCGTTGCCGCTTTGCAGTTTGAGCACGCTGTATACTTACAGGCTTTTGGTTACGATGCTCACTTGCAAAGAATGCTATCACTGCAGCTTAACAATATGTGCAATGCATATTGTAAGAATGGCAAACTGAGATATAATAAAATGGGAACCCGAATGAGTGGCGATCTGAATACGAGTTGCGGAAACGTGTTGTTAGCTTGTGCTATCACTTACGACATTTGCAAGCGCATTGGGCTGAAAGCACATCTACTTAACAATGGGGATGATTGTGTTCTAATACTAGAAAGCGAAGACCTGCCTCGTGTCGAGATCCTTGATACATTGTGGGCTGAATACGGATTCGTGTGTATAGTGGAGAAACCAGTCTTCGAAATTGAAGAGATAGAATTTTGCCAGATGCACCCTGTATTTGCGAATAGTGGGTACGTGATGGTGCGCAATCCTCATGTGAGCATCGCCAAGGACCAACACTCGCTAATCCCATGGACTAATGTCAAAGTTGCCAAACAGTGCTTGAAAGCTATAGGTGAATGTGGTAGTAGTCTCACGAGCGGCATCCCGATGGTCCATGCATTTTACCAATGCTTGCTGCGTAATACTAGCGACGTGCGTATTAATCCAAATCTACGTGAGGCTAGTGCAGCGGCATATTTTGGGATGGGAGGACGAACCCGGGGCACACACAGCATCAGTGAACGGACCCGATACAGCTTCTATCTGGCGTTTGGAATCACCCCTGATGAACAACGCGCATTTGAAGACGATTGGGAAAGGGAAACTATTGTCTGGGAGTGGGCCCCCGACGGATTTGTTGCCGCAAACCACGCATGTCTACAGTTGATAAGCCAATCATAGAAGTAGGTCTACCGCAAACTAACATAGTAGAAGACACAGCAACCAAGCGAGGTAGGACAAAGAACGGACGAGCTGTCGCACTCAAGGGGATTGATTCACACTCTACTGGTTCTGCTATTGGTGGTATCACTATTGTGGCTGAAACAGTATCGGTGGTCAATCACTTTAACTTTTGATTCTTCACTCAACCGTGTAATTGCTCTAGCCCTCTTGGGCGCTGTATTAACTAGCGTAGGTAATTCTAGCACCGTATATTACATTAATAATAGTACCAACGAGAACAAGACAAACCACATCAAAATTGAGACATGAACGGCATTTCACAAAATGATCCTAAAGTTGTTAAGGCTGCAGAAGCTGGAATACCGTGGGCTATTAAACTGCGTTCTCGCGGTTGGCGTAGTCTGCGTACTAACCAGAAGCTTGCAGCTCGCGCTTTTGTGGGGTCTAGTGCTCCGAGTGTTGCTATTGTCCCACGAGTTACTCGACTCGTTCGAGGTAACCCGCAAAGGACTCGTCGCAATCCTCAACAACCAGGCAACGCTGCTGACAGTACTACGATCACAAAATCAGATTTTGTCGCAGACGTTATCGGCAATACAACAGAGGCAGGAACCGTCACCTCATGGCTGATCAATCCATCAAACGTGGTGGCGTTTCCTTCATTACTCAATGAGAGTGCCCGCTGGGAAAAGTACAAGATCACGAAGTTCAGCATTAGATTCAGTTCGAAATGCAGCGAATACACCGATGGAGGTGTGGTTGTCCAGTTCGCGTCGGATAGTACAGACGCCGTTCCAACGAGCAAGTACGGCATTATGCAGTCGCAGTGTCGAGCAGATGCAAGCGCCCACGGCTCAGTGCTCCTTAACTGTGCTGTTGATCCGAAGGTGCGGTTTGTGCGAGACTCTAGTGCGGATAGTGGGAAAGTCGTTGACTACGGTCGCGTCAATCTTTGTGCGTATGGTCAGAAAGCAGCGGATCCTTCTATTATAGGTGAGCTGTTCTTTGAGTACACCATCGTGTTTAGTGAGGCGCGGGTGAATCGCGGCGTCACTCAATATCAGTACTTGCTGACTGACAGTGTCGACGGGCCGTCGTTTGCGAGCGTCACGAGCACGTCTGCTGAGCTGACATTTACATTTAATCTGCCTGGCAAATACACGTTCATATGTTCTTTCACCGGAACAGTGAGCGGGTTGTATGCTGCAGATCTAACGTATAACTGGAGCGTAGATAACACCACTGCAGTGGCTGGTGTCGTAACGGTAACATCGCCTGGCGCAACACTTAGTTGGGCCATTGGAGCAACTGTTACGAGCCTGTTGTGGCAGTGTAACATCTTTTAGAGTAGACTATTCGGGTAGAGAACGCGTTGAGACATGGTTAAAGGGCCCCGGCAAGGGTAATGGCATCGCTGGCGCGTTCATGGGTATCCCCACTGGTGGTGGGCGTGTATAAACTCTCTGATCTCCAGGACACGCTGGAGAACGTACCTGCATAAAATCTTGGAGCTGGACCAAGTGGGCTTGTTAGGTACTCCCTAGACTTTGTCTTAAAGGGAACCGTGTGACTCGGTTCTCCTTGCCC